GCGTTGGTTTTCGTAGTCGTGCTAGGATGGATGAAGAAATGATCGACATCAATAAAAGATTAGCAAAAAATAACAACAATTTATTAGTTATTCGTGGTAATCACGATGACCCAGCATATTTTGATGGTAACTACAACTTTAGTAACATAGAGTTCTTACCTGACTATACTGTTAGAAACATTGAGGGTAGAAGTTATCTATTCATTGGTGGTGCTATCAGTATTGACAGATGTCAAAGAAGAGCTGGTGTTGATTATTGGCCAGAAGAAAGATTTGTTTTGGATATCGATAAATTAAATGCGATCGAAGAAAACATTGATGTTGTAATTGCGCATAGTTCTCCGAGTTTCTGCGAACCTGTTCATTTTAATGAATTGGTTTGGTATTACGTTGCACAAGACCCATCTTTACATGATTTGTTGTTACAAGAGAGAAAAGATTTTGAAACAATGTACAGAACGTTGAAATTAAACGGCAATAGAGTTGAATATTGGTTCAACGGACACTTCCATTTCACAAAAGAAGAATTAATAGAAGATACCAACTTTATGTTGCTTGGTATTGATAAGTTTTACGAATTTAACCACTAATATGAGTAACGAACAAGAACAAAAACCAAAAGGTATTTTATTTAGCGTATTGGCTTATAATACCGATGAAGAGTATCAGACTTTTTTAACAAAAGTAAAAGAAGGGTCAGAAGCAGAAATTATTTTAACAATAAATGCTGCATTAAGACACGCACAATCAAAAGGCGCTTTTTCTTTTGAAGAGTCTGAAGTAATAATAAACGCACTTAGAATTTTTAGTTTAGAAAATGGAGAAACCAAAAGTAATTAATGTTAAAGAATGCCCAGGTTGTAATGTACCCAAGGGTTGGGGTAATGAAATAATTTTTGTTAATAACGAATTATATTGTGGTAAGTTATTAAATTTTAAAGCTGGTGCCATGTTTTCAATGCACTATCATATGATAAAAGATGAAACCTGGTACGTTCAAAAGGGTGAATTTATTTATCGATGGATTGACACCGAAACAGCTGAAATAAATGAACAAAAACTTGTTGTTGGTGACAGTGTTAGGCAATACCCTGGACAACCACATCAATTGATTGCAATTACTGATGGTACTGTCTATGAAGTTTCCACAACACACTATGATTCAGATTCTTATCGTGTTTGGAAAGGTAATCCCTAAAAAAAATATTGTTTAAAATTTGTTTTTTAGTGAAAAAATTTTTATTATTATAAAATATGGGAGTATTATACAGTATAGCTAAGTGGAGTGTTAACAAATTAATTAAACAAGGAGTTGATCTTACCGACATCGTCCAAACGGATGATCATACAAAAAGAATTAGAAATGCGGCTAACTCTCTCAATCAAGAGTTGATAAGTTTACAAGATCAATTCGCATTAAAACGTGTTGAGATAATTGAACTACAGAACCAACTCATTGAGGTAATAGAACCAACGGTAATGTATTTGTTATCCGAAACAGATGACAACACTGTAAAAACAACCATGACGAAAATTTGGTATGATAAAATGACCCTGATTAATAAAGCTGTTGATGAACATGAATTATTAATAGTTGATTTTGCAAAAAAACATGAACAATTACAAAAACTCGAAAGTAAATTATATTAAGTATGAAATTTAAAGACCTAACAGAACAACAAATTGATAAAGCAAGAAGTATCTACCTTAATAAGGAGTTATCTTGGGATGATAGAATGAAATTGCTTATGGATTTATTTGATAGATCCGAAAGAACAGTTAGAAAATGGTGTTCTGAAAAATTAAACTTTAAGGAGAAGGTTGAAGTTGAATCGGAGCAATATCTGATGGCCAAACAAAGACCAACCAATAAAGAACAAAAAATGTTCCTTATTACTTGGGCTCAGAATGATACACCAGTCCATAAACCATTTTTTGAGAACATAAAAGCTTATGCTGAGTTTTTGGGTGCCGACATCCACGTAATCGCTGGACGTTATAAAAACCCAACATCAGTATTCACCGATAAAGACCATGAAGAGTGGGACAACGCTGTGGTACCTTATTTGGATGCGAATAGACATGATGTACACAAATACGTGTCAATTATGTCTGATTTCAAAATTCAACCAACAGCAACCAACCCAATGAGTGGTTTACAAGGTGTAAGTGGTATTAACTCGTGCATCTTTGGTGCACCAAAGGTACAACTTGAAATGATTTCGGTTCTTGAGGGTAACAAACCAAAAATGATGTTAACCACAGGTTCCGTAACAAAAATGAATTACACAGATTCTAAATCTGGTAAGAAAGGTGAGTTCCACCACACATATGGTTTTGCCATTGTTGAGATTAAGGATGAGGATACGTTCTATGTAAGACAAGTAACAGCGCATGATAGAACTGGTAACTTTACCGATCTTTGTCATAGAGTTGAAGGTGGCGAGGTTAGCAAAGTTGATTCATTATCAGCAATTGTATTTGGTGATATCCATTATGGCCATCATGATCAAGATGTGATTGATAAGACACATGAGTTGTTGGGTAAGATGAAACCAGAGCATGTTGTATTACATGACGTGTTTGACGGCCACTCAATTAGTCACCATGAAATGAAAGATCCGTTTATTCAATTCGCAAAAGAGATGAACGGTACCAATTCAGTTGAGAGAGAAATAAATAATATGCTTGATGGATTGGAATCATTTAAAGATTATAAAAATGTTGTTATTGTTAGAAGTAACCATGATGACTTTTTAGATCGCTGGTTGAAGAATGAAGATTGGAAAAGACAACCGACAAGCAAAAACTCATTGGTGTATATGGAATACTCCGCAATGCTTTTGAGACAACATGCTAATGGTGAGATTAAGGGTGTGATACCAGAAGTGATTAACCGAAGATTCCCCAAGTTTATCACATTGAATAGGAACGCTTCTTACATGGTTAAAGATTGGGAGTTGGGTCAACATGGAGATGTTGGATCAAATGGCAGCAGAGGGTCTCTAAATCAGTTTAGAACACTTAATACAAAGGTCATTGTCGGTCACTATCACTCACCAGGGAGAAAAGACGGTGCTTTAGCGGTTGGTACCTCAACAAGACTACGAGTTGGTTACAATATCGGGCCAAGCTCATGGTTACAATCGCATGTGATCATTCATAAAGATGGAAGAGCACAACATATTAATTTTATAAAAGATAACAGTGGTGAAACAGGGTTTACCACATTTAAAATGTAAGAAATGAAAGATTTTAGGACAAAAGACGGGTTGATTATTGAGAATGTGTCCGAATATGTATCAGAATGGTTAGGAAAACACCCAGAGTCTGAGGTTTATATTGGTTGCGACTCACAAGAAGTTGGAAGTAATGTTAATTATGTTACAACAATTTGTTTATACGAATTTGGTCGAGGTGCTCACGTTATTCACTGTAAAGAGATCGAACCAAGACCAAAGAAAGGTGATCCAATAGCGAACATGCACCCAAAGCTATGGTCTGAGGTTGTTAGATCGGTTAACGCAGCTGAAATGTTGAAAGACATAGATACAAAAATAACTGTACACGTTGATTACAACTCAAAACAAAGTGAGAAGTCAAATCAATTGTACGAAGCGGGTATTGGTTACGCTAAATCAATGGGATATGATGCCGTTGGTAAACCAGATGCGTGGGCCGCAAGCTCCGCAGCAGATAATTATTGCAGATAAAAAAAATAAATATGACAGTACAAGAGATTGCTAGAGTAGCACATGAATTGAATAAAGCTTATTGCGAAAGCATAGGTGATCATTCACAACCAGATTGGGACAACGCACCAGAATGGCAAAAATCATCAGCGGTTAACGGTGTGGGGTTCCATATCAATAACCCTGAAGCATCACCTTCATCATCACATGAATCATGGATGAAACAAAAAACTGAAGAAGGTTGGAAATATGGACCAGTTAAAGATGCGGATAAAAAAGAACATCCATGTTATGTTCCATACGAAGAATTACCAGTTGAGCAAAAGGCTAAAGACTACATTTTCAGACAAACAATACACAGTTTGAAAATTTTTTTAGAAAAATAATTTATTTTTTTGAAACTTTTAGTAATATTGAAGTATATATAAGAAAATAACAAGAATTTCGATGAGAAACTTTACAAATATAGGAAGAACATTTGGTGATGAGAATCGCCCAGGGTTCCTATTGTAAAAATCTCAGTAACAAAATATACAAGATACAATAAGGAACCCAGGGAGAAATCTCTGGGTTTTTTCGTTTAAAAGAAAAAAAAATGAAAAAAATTTAAAAAAAATTTGGAAGTAGAGAAAATACTTCTTAGTTTTGTAACAACAAATGGGGATGGTTACAGCACATTAACATGTAACTAAGGAAAAATACAAACAAAATCCATCCCGATATTTGGTGCGGTAGCTCAGTTGGTAGAGCAAGGGACTGAAAATCCCTGTGTCGCAGGTTCGATTCCTGCCCGCACCACCAAAGATAGGTTGGCTTTGCTATAAAACCGTGGTTCCCTATCGTGTTCTTTGACATATTGGAAAATTATTTTGGTCTCATAGTTAAACGGCTATAATGCAGCCCTGTCACGGCTGAGTTCGGAGTTCGATTCTCCGTGGGACCGCCTAGAACTTTTTTGTTCTTTGGTACTATTTATATTAAAAATGTAGATTATGCCAAGGAAACAAAAAACAATACATTACTTGTATAAAACAACTTGTTTGGTAACAAACAGGTATTATATAGGTATGCATAGCGCAGATAACTTAGAAGATGGTTATATAGGTAGCGGTAGAAGATTAAGAAAGAGTATTAGAAAATATGGTATTGAAAACCATGAAAAACAAATACTTGAATTCTTTGAGAATAGGGATTTATTAATTGAGGCCGAAAAAGTTGCCATCACACCTGAAATGCTTGTTGATAAAAATTGTATGAATTTAATGGGTGGTGGTACTGGTGGTTTTATTAGTGACGAACAACAAAGACACCGATCAATTTGCGGGGGTAAAGCACATAAACAAAAAATGTTTGACGATCTTGAATATAGGGATGTTGTTGTTGAAAGATTGCGTAATACCATGAAAAAAAGTCACAAAGAGGGTAAAATTAAGTACAATACCTTTGAAGGTAAAACGCATTCAGAAGAAACTAAACAAAAAATGAGTAATTCTAGTAAAGGTATTGGTGTTGGTGAAAAAAACTCACAATACGGAACTTGTTGGATAACTAAAGATGGTGCTAATAAAAAAATTAAAAAAGAAAACCTTGAAGATTACCTAAATAATGGTTGGTCAAAAGGTAGAAAGATATAAGATAAAATAATGAGGGTGATTACAGCAATTTACTTCAGGCTATTAACCTCGTGGTCATGGGTTCGAGTCCCATACGGTCCTTAGGGGCGGTTAGCTCAGCTGGTTAGAGCACGTACAAATTCACCCTGTATTTTATCTTAACTTAATGGGAATGCATTCAGCAAATTTTAAAAATCAAACTTCTACTTTGAAACAAACGCATTCCGAAATTCGCCCCCATAGCTTAATGGATAAAGCCTCGGTTTTCTAAACCGATGATCCAAGTTCGATTCTTGGTGGGGGTACAACAAACCGAGGACTTTATCTATTGGACTTCATACAATGGAAGCTTTTTGGTGAGGCAAAACCATAATATATCGTGGGGTAGAGCAGTGGTAGCTCGCTAGGCTCATAACCTAGAGGTCGGTGGTTCGAATCCACCCCCCGCTACAGGGAGTGCAAGCAGTAGGGATCAGCTTATGATGGTAGGAACAAACACTTTAAAAGAGGGTTCCAAAGAGATAAGCCGTTTATTCAGTTTTGGGCGTTAAAAACTGGCGTTTTTTGATAATGGTTTTGTAGTTAAAACCTATGTCCGTGATGTTAGTGGGTTTGATCACCCCATTCACGTTAATGGCGAAACTTCCCCAAAGGAGTAGCCAAATTGCGATAGTAGCTCAGTTGGTAGAGCATAACCTTGCCAAGGTTAGGGTCGCAGGTTCGAATCCTGTCTATCGCTCAATTGATGATGAAAGAGTAATTAAACGAGTATCCAGAGGGAACACTGCCA